CCCGAACTCCATCTTCGCCACCTCGTTTGCCTGCTTCCCCAATTCGGGGCAGATCCGAGCCGCGGGGCACCACCGACAATGCTCGCCCGGATGCAGGGGGGCGTCGGGAGCTTCCGTGGCCGCGGCATACTGCTTCAAATCCGCAAGGAAGTCCAGCATGTCGATGACATCCAACGTCTCGGATCGAATCGGCCCCTCGTGCGCCTCATAGCGAGGCTGCACAATGGTCAAGGTGATGGTCTTGGCGGGGAGTTTCAGATCGAGCAACGCGCCCAATCCATAGTAGCGGAGTTGGGGATTGTCTACGGCCGGCACGAAGACGCCCGCGCCGTATTTGAAATCAGCCACTTCCAGATGCCGCGTGGGGGCGTGCCAGGCTACCCCGTCAGCCGTGCCAAAACACCCTGGGTGGACTGACGACAAATCAAAGCGATGCTCGAAAAACATCGTGTGCGTGGGCTGCTTGGCCTGCAAGTAGTCCACATACACCGCCACCGCATCGTGCATGTCATTATCGAGAAACGTCGGCTTCACGCCATTGACCAGCCAATCGGCTGCCAAGCTGTGCGCGAGCGTGCCTTCCTCGGCGTAGGACGAACTGATCGAGGGGATGCCCTCTGACAGTCTGACCGAGCCGGGGCAGGCGCTCCAGCGGTCCATGCTGGAGGCCCCGATTTTTGAGTGGGCGGTGGTCATGCGCCACACGCCGCGACGAGCGCCGCGTAGTCCTGGTCCTGCACTTCGCTGATCTTCTGGCAGGGGACGTGCTTGGTGCTCTGGAATTGGGCCAGCAATTCACGCACCTTCAGAATCCCCACGCTCGCATCCGGATCCACCTTCTGCGCGTACGTCTGCAAGGCGCTCCGGACCTGATCGAGTGTGTACTTCTTCGGCTTCTCGACCTTGGCCTCGGGCTTGGGTTCTGGCTTCGATGTGGGAATGGTTGTCGGCTCTGCGGCCACTGTCTCGGGGGCTTTGCGTGGACGACCCACCGGCTTTTTCTCGTTGGCCACTTCGGCGGTGGCCTCTTGGGTGGGCGCGGTCGGGATGTTTTGCGGTGGGCATCCGACCACCGCGATCCCGCGAGTGAATGCCTCTAACTGCTCCTTGAGATCCCCGAGATGGGTGCTGTCCAACTCAATCCGAATAATCACAGTGTCCTCCCTATTCAAACACATTGACGGTGGGGGTAGGGGCGTCGAACAAGGCCGTCAAATCCTTGGTCTTCCGCTTGAGAATCTGTGTGATTCTCTCATCGAGACTATCCGCGACGCTAAAGAACCGGCAGCGCACGGGGAGCGACTGCTTGATATTATGGATCCGCATGGCCGCTTGGGCATTGTCGCCCGGCACCCACGAGCATTCCACAAAGGCGACCTCTTGGGCCACGCTCAGATCAATGGACACGCCGGCGGCCGCAATCTGCCCGATAAAGACCTGACACCGCGGATTCGTCTGAAAGCGCCGCAAGTGCGCCTCCCGCTTGATGGCCGGGGTGCCGCCGAACAAGAGCACTGGATTGAACTGGTGCAGCTTAATCAAGAGGTACTTCATCACGTCGGCGTGCCAGGCGAAGAGGACAATCTTCCGGTACTCATCCGCCTTCAATTCATTCGTGATGATCTCGACCACCGCCGGCACTTTCGACAGCCCCAACCACCGCCGGGCGGAGGTCGTCTTCGGACCTTGGAGCGTACTCAAGGATTCGGCGGCCTCGGGGCCATCCTTCATGACATTCAACACCGCCTCGATCGCGGCCAGTTCCGCGCCCATCTTGGCCTGGACGGTTTCTTTCGATTCCATCCCCAAGGCCACGCCGGGCAGCCAGGTATTCACATCCGGCGGGGTGGCTTCCACCACCACCGACTCAAAACTCATCATCGGCAGACCCTTCACCACGTCCTCCAATCTGCGCCGGAGTAAAAAGGGCGCGAGCAATCGGCGCAACTGCTCGTGATTCCGGCTCCGTTTGACTCGTATCTGGTCGTACTCATCTCGATACCATTCGCAATAGACATCCAAAAAGTCTGTGTACCCGCCCCGAAACAACCCCGCTGTTGCAAGGTGCGTATATAGTTCCCCGTAATGGTTCGGCGCGGGCGTTCCACTAAGCCGCCAGCATCGGGCGCCTGCCGCCAGGCGATAGGCTTCCAGTGTCCGTTTGGTCGATGGTTCTTTAAGGTAGTGCGCTTCATCGAGAATCACCACCTCCCAGGCGACTGAGGACAGCTTCGACCTCACGGAGTTCCGGATGGCTAAGTCGTACGAGCAAATGGAGATACCGTTCAAAGGCCCCGAAGGCTGCTGGGTCAACCACACGACGGGCTTCCGCTCGCGCTGCGAGAACCGCACGAACTCGCGGCCCCAATTCATCCGCGCTACCGCTGGACATAAAATGAGAATCCTTTCTGCGCCCACGAGATCACACGCGCGGATTGAGGTGGGCGTTTTCCCCACGCGCATACTGTCTGCCAGGAATGCCTGGCGCCGTTCGGCCAGCCATTGAGCGCCGATTTCTTGATGCGGGAGCAGGGGGTCGGCCATGTCACTTATTTCGCTCGTCTAGGTCGTGCAACGCCGCTAATAATCCCCGCATTTCTCGAAGGATCTGCTCCGCGTTTGTAATGGCGGCCCCTAATTTTCGGTAGTACACTGATCCACTCGTGCCATCCCATACGTTGTTCCTCAGTTGGTGCTGGCACCGTCCGATGGCTTCCCGTAGCGCGGTCTTTGCACCCTCGAACTTGATGTATTCTATCGGGCTCATGTCGTTAGGGTTCATCGCGCCACCCCCCGCAGCCGATCGGCCAGCCATTGAGCGCCGATTTCTTGATGGGGGAGCAGGGGATCGGCCATGTCATTCGAAATCCATTTTCGTCAGGAGCCAGATGATGCAGACGATCAGCGCCCCCCACGCAAAGCCGCTCATCCAATGCGCCCCCGCGAGTGCGTCGTTCATCGTGTCACCCCCCGCAGCCGATCGGCCACCAGGCGGGCAAAGCCCGCGATGTCGTCCCACGAGTCGATGTGGTTGGGGTCGCCGTTCACGATACGGGCGATCTTGGTACACGTCATGTCGAGGGCTTCTTGCTGGTCGAACGACAGGTCTGTTTTGCGTTTGACGATGTGCGCCCGGATCTCGTCTTTGAGGACTTGCGCGATCTCCGCGAGATCGACAAACGGCCCGTAGGTCTTGCCGCGTTCGGTCAGGATGTCGGTGATGGGGTCGTGCCGCATACACATGGCCGCATCGCCGCCTTCTATGGCATTTTCTACACTCTCCCGCGTCAACGCGCCTGGGGTTGACGTTTCGCTCTCGCATCCTTCGGCATCGCTTAGAAACCTCTGATAATCATGCTCATTCACGATCCCGCCTCCTCTCGGTTCACCAACCTGGTGCTTTCCAGTCCTTGAATACGTAATCATCGCGCCCCTCCCATCATCCGCTGCGCCCCGTACCAGGCCAACAATGCCGCTTCCGCGCGGCCGTCGTGCTTCTTGAGCGGCCAGAGATGCGCGTGGTGGGGCAAGAGTTGACTCGCCTTGTGTTGACAGCCGACTTTATCCGATCCGAGGCCGAGCGCCTTCTTCCAGGTGGCCGGGGGCAGGAGGGTCATGGGGATGTGATACGCCGTGACCATCGCTTGAATCGCCCCGCAGACGTAGCCAAACCGAAACGCGCTCGTGATCCCCTGCTTCGGCATGGCGTGGGGATCTTCGATGTAGGCGTGGACATCGCCCAACGGGAGATGCAGATCAAGCCAATGGGCCAAGGCCGCGAGATCCAGTTCGGTGCGGATCGTCTTGTTGGCCATGCGGCGCGTCTGGATCGGCATGTCCGTGATGACGAGGGAGCCGGGTTCCGGACGATAGAGGGCCAACGCGCCGTGGAGTCCGGGGTCGATGCCGAGGATCATCATATCCCGGTATCCTTTCTCCGATTCGTGGCGGTGACTTCGCCCTCGCTGTCCACTCCGATGTACCCAAACTGCCGGCCAAAATAGACCAGCGCCGAGGCCACGCCTTGCAGCAGATGGTGCGTGGCCACTGGGTACGGGAGTTGGTAGGCGTGGCTAAGTTCGCTCACCGCCCCCGCGAAATGGCTCAGGTTGCGATCGAATTGGACGGCCATGCTGTTCACCGCGGACTCCACCGTCAGCACATAATTGTGCGGGGTGGCCGAGGGGCGGATCTTGATGTCGATGCCGGGGAGTTCGAGCCGGCTTGTGTGCGTCCACTGGCCCACTTTGATGTCGAGGACGTGGGTAAACGGCGCCACGGGATAGGGCGCGAGATTGATGGCGTCGATGAGGATGAGGGGGTTGGTCATGGCTGCATATCCTCCATCGTCAGATAGATGCCGTGCATCCGCGCGGCGATTTTAATGCCCGGCCACGCGGAGGTGGGAATCACCCCGCCGCGCCCGGTCTTGTCTTTGCTCCACAACCACCGATAAATGACGCTCGGGTGCCGGTGCATGGCCGGATTGGGGAGGGTTTGGAGGCACTTGGCCATGCGATAGGGGCCGCCGAATTTGGCCACGATGCGCTCCGCTTGGGTCGTGGGCACGTGGATGTCCATTTCCTCGCCCACGGTGGCTTGGCCCTTGCGGTGATCGAAATTCCAGGTCGGTTGCGCCATGTGCTTAGTCCGTGACTTTCTGTTCGATGATGATAAACCACTGTGCTTGGTGGTACTGACATTCGCCGTGTGGGAGCTGCACCTTGCGGCGGCGGTAGCCGTTGTCCTGTGTCGTGAGGCGATCGTGGTGTGTGATCCACCCCGACTCATTGACTTCGCACTCCTCCGTCACGTCCTTCCACACCACCGAGGGCTCGCAGAGGACGTATTCGGATTTGGGGAGCTGAAGGTTTTCCTCATCAGCTTCAATGAACCAGCTTTCCGGCCATTCCTTACTAACCTCCCACTTCTCCCCCTGTCCGCTGATGTGCTGCACGTATTGCTTGGTGGCCATGTTCTTACGCCTCGCTCTCGTTCGTCTGCCATTGGGCTTTGCCGTAGGTGGCGTACCCGTTATAGATCTTGTTGTTGGGGGTCAGGCCGGGTTCTTCGATCCGGCCACAGTTGAGGCAATGAATCTGGATGATGATCAGCGTTTCTTCTCTGAGTCGTTCTTCGATTTGAAGGCCGTTGCACTTCGGACACCGCGGGAGAATGCTCATTTGAGGCTCCAGTGTTGGGGTTTGTGCGTTTTGGTGTGTCGTGTGCATGGGTGGGAGTATAGCAGGGTTTGCTAGGATGTCAAGAATTAAATTCATGATTTTGAATTATTTTTCATCTGCAAGTTGAGTGCCGCGTTGGCCGCCTTCAGTTGTTGGGCCAGGGTGAGGCGTGGCACCTTCGGGGACTTCGTAAAGGGCGGGACATGGAGGGCGAAATCCGCGATCGAGCGTGGTCGGCTCAGACGGTTGGTGTGCAGACGAATGAGGACCGGATCGACCTCTTCGTGGGTTTGCTGCACGCGAGTGCCCCGGTTGAGGGTGCGCCAGGTGGTGCGTGCTCTCCGCCCTTCCAGCATGTGTTTGATCCATCCCGCCCACGTTTGATCGGGGTAGGGGCCACACCCTTTCGCCAACAGGATCGCGCGCAGTTCGTAGCCCTTGATGGACGCCGGGTAGTATGGCACGTGTTCGAGGATGGTCTCTTTAAGGCCGCGGCGCAAAGGTCACCCCCGTCCAATGCAGCGTCCGACTGACCACCCGATTGACTCGCTCTTGGCAGTAAATGAGACGCCGCCGGCGCAAACTCGCCATATCGGGATCGTGATAGCTCACCGCAAAGCCAAACAAATCCCGAATGTCGTTCGACGGGATGCCTTTCGGGTGGTGAGGGATTTGACTGAGGAGATAACTCTGCCGGTCGTTGAGGGGCTTGCTCATAGGGCCTCCACAGGGTTATTCGCATCTGTTCCAGGTCTAATAGGAACGGATACGAGGTGAAAGAGGACTCGTAACCTGCGGGAATCCTAACACGGACTACTATTCCAGTCAAGTGTGAGCTTTTCCACACTCGTATTGGCCAGGGCTGGCAGGACTCGGCCGTAATTAATTAATAGACCACGGCAAAAGAATACGGAGTAGGGGGTATATAACTAATCTAATATAGTAGAATAGATAAGAATAGTAGAATATAGTATATAAATCAGTATCTTATCTTGTTCTAAATTATTCCTTAATTCCTATTCTCCTGCCGCCGTTCAAAAATGTACGCCGTCACTGAGGCGTGGCTTTTCGGGGCTCGATCTCGGGGCTCGATCTATCGGACTGAACGGCGTTCGCCGCCTTTAGTCGGGGGCTCTTGCAGGGATGGCCGATCGGAGAGGCTGTCAAACCTCCGCTTTGCCCTCAGGATCAATTCAAAAAGAAAAGCCGAGGGCTAGGATGCCCCCGGCTTTGATCGTGGCGTGTAGGACGATTGTGGAAGGATTTTAGAGGTAAATTTTCCCATCGTCCCCTACATAGGGGTTTAGTTCTCCAAAGGCGTGTGCTGCCGCGGTGAGTTGATCGCCTATTGCTGCCGGCCAGTCCCCGTCCCAAAATCCCGCGCCATGCCGATTGCGAGTGAGCCAGAAATCGTGCCCGGCTCGTGCTAGGTCGCTGTTGATGTCGGCGGCATGTGCTGTCTGAAACGCTTGGCAATCGGCATGGACGGTGTCGAGGGCTTCCGGCGCAAGATCCTCGATCGAGTACTTCTTGTCTAGCGGGTCGCTCCCGTGCTCGTTGGATTCGTCGGTGCTACTCCAGAGCATTGTTTCGATATAGGATCGGGTGAAGGTGTCCATTTTGTCAGGACCTCCATGTTACAAGGTTAAGGCAATTCTGATTAACTCAATCACACAGTAGACAAAGACGCCTGTGTAGACCCCCGCGCCGATAATCAGGCCCCATTGCCGGGGTGTGATGATTGGCTTGTGCAAGTGGCCAAGTTGGTACAGGTTGAGGGTATAGAATTGGTGCCGGGTGTTTGGACGCGGGATAGATCGTAGTTGTGTGTGGTTCATAGTTAGGCCCTCCCTTCGGTACGGGCCTGAGATATATGCACAACCGTTCTGCCGCGCTCTGATATGTAGAGGGTTGCGGTATCTAATCCATACCGTTGACGGCGTGTCGTCCGTAAAGTTTCAGCCAGGGCGATCATGTCCGCTAGTGAGCAATCAAAGCGACACGCCATAACATCACGTGCCGATTCCCCGCTCAGGTCAACCGTGTGGCCTTGCTTTGGGTGATGGATCATATACAGCATGGCTAGGCCCTCCCTTCTTCGTACTGGTGGATGCTTTTTGGTGTCATGTTGTAGACCTCTGCGTTAGAAGTTCAACTTGATAATGCCGGCGCCGTTGTCCCACTCTTTTGCCACGAAGGCCCAATACTCTTGAATGGCCTTCGCTGCTTTTTCCTGTGTGTCAATCGCGCGGATCTGGTTGCGGTAGTCCTGCATCCAGGTTCGGTGTATTGGCGTGGTGAGTCTCCGGCAGATAAAATCGGTGTGTGCGCCGCTGTAGATCGTGGTGGGGACTTCCCGTTGATTCTGCCAGGCCCATTTTTGTGTGAATTTCATTTTTTATGGCCTCCGCGTTAGTGGGTAAAGTGGCGATAGAGCGCCACAGCCAGGACGTACCAAAATGCGAGCCAGATGGTTGAGGGCATGGTGTGATAGTCCTTTCCTTAGATCCAGCGATGGTTCAAGGCATATCCCCCGGCGGTATCGGGTTCGCCGTTGCGTGTACCATGGGGTTTCTTTGTGCCTTTGGGCCAGAGTGCCGCGCCGAGATTGTAGACAATCTGAAAGCCGACATCTAATCCGCATCCGGGTGCTTTCACGCCTTCGTGCTTGGTGTCGTATCCCGCGTCAGTGGCGAGCGCGACAGACCACGACAGACGCAGGGGTGTATTTTGCTTGATGATATACACATCGACAACCCGATACATCCCGGATGCAGAACGATGGCGCAAGACGGTGTAGACCGTAGCGCCGGGTTTGAGTAGTTTGCGAAGTCTCTTAATGGCGTCTTGTCTGTCTGCTTGGGTGATCTTTTTCATTTTCTCCGCTCCCTTGTTGGTGTTTATGCGTTTGTCTGTCGCTTTGTTGCGCCGGTGATCCCCGCAAGAATGCGCCGCTTGGTTGTATATTGCTGCATTCCACTCTGAGACAGTAACGCCACTTCATAGTGGCATGTAGGACAGGCGGATAGATCACTTTCTACAATGAGATGCTTTTTACACTTATAACAATAGGCGTAGTGCATTTTCTTCGCTCCCTTGTTGGTGTTTGTGCGTTTCGGCCCGCTTGCTGATAGTGTTGAGTATAGCAGAGATTGCTACAATGTCAAGAGGTAAATACAAAAAGAGTGAAAAAAGTTTCGATTGAGGCTTGCGAGTGTATCCCCGCTCAGTGTATAGGCTTGTTGACTATGCCGACCCCTTTACTCAACATTCCTCGTGAGAACTATGACCGCGTGCTTGAATTAGCCTGTCAAGGCAAGCCGTCGAAGCAATTAATTGATGCAATGGGGTGTTCTCGCACCCAGTTCTATAAGATCCTGCAAAGTAATCCCTCATTTGAGAGAGAACTGACTCAGGCGCGCCGGTATGGATATGAATGCTTAGCCGAGGGTGTGCTTGCCATCACAGAAGAAGATCCGTTCGGTGATCCTCAGATACTCCGACTCAAAAGCGATAATACCAAGTGGTTTTTAGGTGTGTGTGAGCCCGCTAAGTACGGATTGAGGCAGACCGTGACCGTCGAATCAGTAGATCTAGGCTCTGCCCTTACTGAAGCACGTAACCGAGCTAATAAGGTCATAGACATCACTCCTGCAATGCAACTCCTCGAAGCGCCCGATCCCTTTGAATAGGTGTTAACCCTGAGTCATAACGCTACACTTTCTCCTAAGTCATTGATGTTATCCGAACCACCATGTAGCAGTAAATCACAAGTCATTGACAATCAACAGTCATTTAGCTCAATGTCTGATAAGGTGTATTATGTCAACTCATTGGATTCATTCTCAATTGAGAATCAGAATCAAGACGGGGGAGTGGGTGGGGGGCGGCCCCGGATTTTCTGGCCGGCTCGAATCTGTGCGGAAGGGTCGAAGCCAAGCAATATGATTTTGAAAATTTTAAAAATTTTTGACTGGAAGCACATAGGCACTAACCCTTAGGGGATATCTAGCCGATGAAATACAGCCGCGACTCCGAACAAGCCCTGATGACCGAACTCTGGGATCCCGCCATTGCGGACGATCTCGAAGCGTTTGTCCTCTTCGCCTACCCCTGGGGGAAGGCCAATACGCCGTTGGCCGACCACCAAGGCCCCCGGACCTGGCAACGGGACGAACTCCAAAAGATCACGGCGCATCTGAAAACCCAACAAGGCAAGATGGATCTCGGGCTCACGCCTGAGATGTGGCGCGCGGCGACGGCGAGTGGGCGCGGGATCGGCAAATCAGCGCTGGTCTCCTGGCTGGCCAACTGGATGATGTCCACCCGCCTCGGATCCACCACGATTGTGACGGCCAATACCGAGCCCCAGTTGAAAACCAGGACCTTTGCCGAGATCGGCAAGTGGACGACCTTGCTCATCAACAGTCATTGGTGGGAGCCGACGGTCCTCTCCGTCCGCCCGGCGGAGTGGTACAAGCAGGCCTTGAGCGAACAACTCAAGATCGACACCCAGTATTACTACTGCATGGGCCAAACGTGGAGTGAAGAGAATCCGGACGCCTTTGCGGGCGTGCATAATCCGGCGGGCGTCATGCTGGTGTTCGATGAGGCGTCCGGTATCCCCGTCCCCATCTTCTCCGTGTCGGAGGGCTTTTTCACCGAACCGACCTTGAATCGCTTCTGGAGCGTGTATTCGAACCCCCGGCGCAACAGCGGGGGGTTTTATGACTGCTTCAATGAGCACAAAGCCTATTGGCGTCTCCGGCAAGTGGACTCCCGCACGGTCGAAGGGACGGATCCGCAACTCTTCGAACGCCTGATTAAGCAGTACGGCATCGAGTCGGATACGGTCAAAGTCGAAGTCCTCGGCCAATTCCCCTCCCAAGGCACCCGACAGTTCATCAGCAACCAACTCGTGCAGACCGCGCAAACGAGAACGGTCGAACCCGACCTCGGAGCCCCGCTCATTATGGGGGTCGATGTCGCCCGGTATGGCGATGACAGCACGGTGATCCGCTTTCGGCAAGGCCGCGATGCCCGCAGCATCCCGCCGGCCATCTTTAAGGAACGCGACAATATGTGGGTGGCCAATGAGATCGCCCGCCTCATGGACAAAATGAAGCCGGATGCCGTCAACATCGACGCGGGCAACGGCACCGGGGTCATCGACCGCCTGAGAGAGATGGGCTATCGGGTCACGGAGGTGTGGTTCGGGGGTTCCTCCACCAGCAAAGAGTGGGCGAACAAGCGGACGGAGATGTGGGCCGACATGCGGGACTGGCTCGGGGGTGGGTGTATCGACACGAGCGCCGCGCTCTTTCGGGATCTCACGGCGCCGGAGTATGACTACTTCGGGAAAGCGCAAGATAGTGTGATGCTTGAAGCGAAAGAGTCCATGAAGGGGCGCGGTCTCCCCTCTCCGGATGATGGCGATGCCTTGGCCTTGACCTTCGCAGGGCGAGTCGCACGACGAGACGCGAAAGCCAGCAAGTACGGCCGACGGAGTTCCGTCGCCTCCGGTCTTGACTATAATCTCTTCAACCACTAGAATCGCGCCGAACGTCTACTCACTGGAGGTCACGACATGGGCGGAGGCAGCGTCAGTCCGTTTGAATGGATCTTGCCCCCGGTGGCCATCGCGCACCAGGCGTACAACAGCGCGGCCCAACAGGTCTCCGGCAATCGCGCCAAACTCGTGACCCCCGGCTCCGGGACCGACCGGCAAAATAAAGTGGACACGAAGAACGAACAAGCCTTAGGCGAGCAACGCGCCGCCGCCGAACAGGCGGCCGAGACGCTCCGATACAACACGACGCCGCAAACGCCCCAAGAAGAACTCGCGGCCCGACGCCGCGCGCAATCCGCGAAACAAGCCCTCGGCTCCGGCAGCGCCTCCCAACAATTGACCGGGACACTCGGCTAATGGGCGCACTGTTCAGTCCGCCCAACGCCCCGACGCCGACGGCCCCGCCGGCAGTCCCGACGCCCGCCGACCCCGCGATCGCGCAGCGCAATGAGCAGCTTCGGCTCCGGGCCCTCAGTGGCCGCGCCTCCACCTATCTCACGAATCCCAACGGTCAGCAGGACGCCGAGCCGTCAGCGGCGCGGCAGTTAGGAGCCGCATGACGCCCGACGACATTGCGAAAGACACGATCGAGCGGTTGCAAGCGGTGGCTGGGACACGCGGCGCCTGGGAAGCCGTGTGGGAGCAGATCGCGCAGCGCATGTTCACGCAGTACGCCAGTCAATTTACGAATGCCGGCGCGGGGACGCCGAACCATAGCTCCGGAGTCCAACGCACCGAAGAACAAGTTGATGCGACCGCCGCGCTCGCGCTGACCCGATTCGCGGCGGCGATGGAGTCGATGCTCACGCCGCGCAGTTCCACGTGGCACTATTTGAAGCCGGCTGATCGCGCCCTCCTCAAAAACCGCGAGGCCCGGTTGTGGTACGAGGACCTGAATCGGGTCTTGTTCGACTATCGGTACGCCCCCAACGCGAATTTTGCCTCCCAAAAACATGAAGACTATATGATGCTCGGGGCCTTTGGCACCGGGGCGCTGTTTATCGACGCCCTCCAGCATCACCGCGAACAGGGCTTGCGCTATCGGGCCGTCCATCTCGGGCAGATGTTCTTTCAGGAAAACCACCAGGGCTTGATTGACACGGCGCTCCGCAAGTTCCAATTGACGGCGCGGCAGGCGTTGCAACAGTTCGGTCAAGAGAAGTTGCCTGAGAAGATCACGAAAGACGCCACGAGCGCCAAGAATGCCACCAAGCTCTATGACTTCATCCATTGCGTGAAGCCGCGCACGGAGGAAGAGGGCTACGATCCGCAACGCGCCGACACCAACGGGATGCCCTACGCCTCCTACTACGTGTCGGTGACCGAGAAAGCCCTCTTGAAATCGAGTGGCTACTACACGTTTCCCTACGCGATCAGTCGGTATGTGATGGCCCCTGGGG